TAAGAAGTATGGTTCCAAGTTCGTAAAGGACTTGGTCAGCTACCGTGTGCCTTCAGGATTCAATCCTGCAGTTGTCGAGGATTTCTTCGAAGCTCTCGATTGTCCAAGAGCGCTAACGTGTTACTTATTATGGAAACATAATGAGCATTCACAATTAGCTAAACTCTCGTTCAATCCGGCTGACTATAGTGATATGGTCAGCTGTCGAGATGCCTATGCTGCAACTAAATTCTTGTCTAAGTACAAAGATTTCTCTTTGGACGAAGACTTGGATGAAGCTGCTTTTAAGAAGTTCATGGAATTCGAACTTCTTTGCAAAGGTACAAATAATCTTTTTAGGACTAGAACGAGTCCTTCCTTCTATGAAGGTCGGACCGCTAAATTGCATAGTGCAATTAAGCGAAAAATCGAACTTATCCTTGGAGATTATGAGGCGGAAGAAATTTTCTCTTCACCTGATTGGGGTCCTGGTGCCTCAACGCTGATAAAGCGAAGAGATGCCAGCGCTACCAATAAGTTCCAGTCAGAGACTGGGATAACACGAGATCTACACGCCCTTGTTACCGATGAGGTACTAGCTGGAGCTTATCCCAACTGGTATTCTCATTTGGTTTCGGTAGGTTTTCCAACCTATCAAACCGGTAATAAAGTGGTGACCGTCCCTAAAGATTCGTCGACTAACCGAGTTATCGCCATCGAGCCTGGAATGAACCTTTGGTTCCAGAAATCGATTGGTGATATGGTTAGGCGGCGTCTCATTAGGTGGGGTGTCGACCTCTCGCGTCAGAATGTGAATCAGGAGCTTGCTCGCGTTGGTAGTATTACAAACGAGCTTGCAACTGTGGATCTTTCTTCGGCGAGCGATTCTATAGCCTATTCCGTCGTAGAGGAGTTACTACCTCGTAGATGGTTTAGTATTATGGAATCATGTCGATCACCTTTTGGACTCTTGAAAGGCAAACAGTACAAATGGGAGAAGTTCTCCAGTATGGGGAACGGATACACATTTGAACTGGAAACCCTCATATTCTATGCAGTTGCAAAATGCTGCTCTGAATATGTTGGTTCTCGCGAGCGTGTAAACGCTTACGGGGATGACGTAATACTGCCATCTTCAGCCTTTCACGTCTTTGCAGAGATGATGAGCTTTTACGGCTTTCGCATTAACGAAAAGAAGAGCTTTGTGAACTCTCCTTTTCGCGAAAGTTGTGGAGCCCATTATTATCTCGGCAGCGATATCAAACCCATCTATCTTAAAGATAGGATTCACTCCATTCCGTCGATCTATCGACTGGCAAACGCAATCCGACGACTCGCCAGCAGGCGCTGTTCACATCTCGCCTGTGATGGTAAGTTTAAGAGAACGTTTGATCGCCTCGTCCTTCAGGTTCCTTCTCGGTTTCGACTGAGAATACCTGATGGATACGGCGACGGTGGTTTCGTCTCATGCTTTGACGAAGCTACGCCCAACGTCGCTAGGACTCACCCAAAAACCCTCGGGTTTGAGGGGTATAGAGTTCCTAACGTCGTGGAGGTGAGTTTGACTCACCAGGATGAACGGAGAGGCTATTTACTAGCCAATCTTTGGGCTTTAGAGCTGCGTCCCCAACGGGACAAGACGGTCCAAACTAGGCAGAAAGCGATTAGAGAGCTTACCCTAACTAAGCCTTCTCAGGTACTTAACTCAGTACCCAGGAAGGAACGGTTAAAGACTAAGATCTCTATTAGCCTAGTACAACGGTGGACTTACTTAGGCCCATGGGTTGATTGCCCGCAAGCCGAATAAGTCTTAACGTGTAGGTCTTTCCTGTTCAATTGCTGAACAGGAATTTCTCTTATCC